TGATAGTTATTATAAAGATATTTTAGGTATGAAAAAGGGTGGTTCATCTAGCCCAAAGTATAGTATTAAGAAAGAAGTCAAAGATAGATTAAAAAAAGAAAATCCAAAAACAAGTTTTTTATTGATAGGCTTATCGCCAGTTACTCAATATAGAAAATATAAGCATAGACAAAATATAAAAAAAGAACGAGCAAGAGACGAGGGTAAAACTAAATATAGCAAAGGTGGAATGCCCTCTAGAAATAAAAAAAATTTTAGACCTACTAAATCAGGTGCTGGTATGACAGAAGCTGGAGTTAAAGCTTACAGAAGACTAAATCCTGGATCAAAATTAAAAACAGCAGTGACAGGTAAAGTAAAACCTGGGTCAAAAGATGCAAAGAGACGAAAAAGTTATTGTGCTAGAAGCTTAGGTCAGTTAAAAAGAGCTAGTGCAAAAACAAGAAATGATCCAAATTCAAGAATTAGACAAGCGAGACGTAGATGGAAATGTTAAACTATGTCTTATTTAAACGCTAACGTACCCCCTATTTATTGTAAGGTAAGAAAAGAATATCTATATGATCTTAAAACACATCATGGAGAAAGTCTTGACTGTGTTATCTTTGGTCTTAGCTCTATTTCAGGTCGTGCATTATTATTTAACATTATGCTTCCAAATGGTGCGTGTTTTTGGAGACTGCCTATATCAGCGTTTTTTCAAAAACAATTTGAAAGAGAAAATGTGCCCGATATGCAAATACACGAATTACAATTGTGGAATAGTTTTAGTTATTGGCCTAGTGTTCATAAGTTTGATTGGTTGGCTGGTCTAGATGGTAAATTTTTGGGCATTGATAAAAAATTTTATCATGGACGTTATTTATTCACTATTGATTGGGGGCATCCTGAAACTAATATCTTGGATGTGGAACATTCTGAAATTCCTCAAGAACATAAGTGTGCACATATTATCGAGCTTACTAATGGTAACTTTGCAGCTCAGCCTAATAATCGTATTTTGTGGCATGTTAATAGTTACACTACTGATAACAGTTGGCCTGACTATAAAGTCCAAACTACTTACTGGGATGCAGAGGGATCAGGTTTAGTAACAGAAGATTCTGATAAAATGTTTTATGAAATGGAAGAGAAAAAAAGAGCCGAAGACGATACATACGAATGAGTTATCAAATCATAGATAATTTTTTAGAAAAAGAATTTTTTCAAAAAATAAAAAATACTATTTCAAATGAAGACTTTCCTTGGAGAAGAAGATCAAGAATGACAACAGGAAAGGGAGAAGAGTGTGATCATGGGTATTTTACATATTGTTTCTATAATTATTTAAACAACCAAAGTGATCTTTATGAAAAAATAATTATACCAATACTTATAAAATTGAATGCTAAAGCAGTAATACAAGCTAGAGCAAATATGAATATAAAACAATTATTTTTAAGTGATTTTTCTAATTATCATACAGATACCTTTACAAATAACAAAACAGCTATATTAAATTTGACTACTTGTGACGGGGGAACCCATTTAATGATTGAAAATAAGGAAATTTTTATAGAAAGTGTTGAAAATAGAATGCTTATTTTTGATGCCAATATATTGCATAGGTCTGTAAAACATAATAATTGTGATGTAAGATACTACATAAATCTTAATTATTTTTAAGGAGGAATAATGGAAAAAGTAATATCACAGGCAAAACATTATTGGAAAGAACATAAAACAGTAGTTGTAGTTGTAGCAGCTATTATTGTTATAGCTATTATTCTATAATATGAATAAAAAACCACTTAACATATCTGAAGAGGCAGCCGTGCAGATGCCGATGAAGACGGTTGCTTCATTGATAGTCATCGTTGCACTCGGCACAATGGGCTATTTTCAAATTATAGAACGTCTTAATGTTGCAGACACACGTATACAGATAATGGAAAAAGACTTAGAAGAAAACACTGAGTTTAGAATAAAATGGCCACGGGGCCAACTTGGGTCGCTTCCCGCAGATTCTGAGCAATACATGATGATCGAAGACCTTTATAAGACTACCGATAAATTAAATGCACATATTGAGTCAATGGCTTTGAATAAAGTTAATATAGAATTTTTAAGAAAACAAATGGATAAAGTGTTAGAGGATATTGAATCGTTAAAAGACGAAGCTAGAGATATGCACTACAAGAATGGTAACGGACAATGATAGAGTCTATTGTAGCCCTTTTGATGTTTGTAAACGGAGAAATTAAGGAACACTTGATTCAAGAGAACATGGCTGCGTGTCTCCGAGGTAAGCGTCATGCTGAAAGAGAATATTCGGAATCAGTTTCTTATAAATGCTATAAAGGTAAGGCAGAAACAGAGATATACAAAGGTAGAAAGGGAATTAAATCTTTAATATTGGAGTAAATATGAATCTAAGTCGTAATTTCACTTTATCAGAATTAACTAAATCAGATACTGCAATACGTAAGGGTATAAATAATAACCCTAACGCAGAGCAGATAGAAAAACTAAAAGCATTATGTGAGAATATCTTACAGCCAGTGCGTGATCACTTCGGCAGGGTTAAGGTCACTAGCGGGTTCCGTAGCGTAGACCTGTGCCTAGCCATAGGATCGAGTCAGAACAGCCAACATGCCAAAGCCGAGGCGGCAGATTTCGAATGTCCAGGCGTAGATAATGCTGAACTAGCTGATTGGATTCATAAGAACCTTCCCTATGATCAGCTTATCCTTGAGTTCTACACTCCAGGTGAACCTAACAGCGGTTGGATACATTGTAGCTGGATTCCTAATCAACCAAGAGCTTCTTATTTATGGGCTTATCGTTCTGAAGGCAAAACAAAATATAAACCGATTATAGGAAGTGCTAAAACCTTAGTCTAAGATTCATGTTTAAGGACATCTTTAGCTATAAAGTTGATTTACCTTTTAAAGATGAAATTATAGAAGAAGCAATAAAACAAAGAGACTATAAAACAGAAGGTTTTAATTTTTTACTACATACAAAATACAGAGCAGATTTATATGATATCTTTATTTCAAAGTGCAAAGAACTTTTTAAAAATATAGATATTTTAGAAGAAGAGTTTAATGTTTGGTGTTCTGTTTCAGATAAAAATTATACATTAACAAATTGGCATAATCATCAAGACACTGCAAATATAAACGGAGTTATTTATCTTAAACTTTGTAGTGATGAAAAAGGTATAGATTTTAAAATAAATGATAAAGTGGTTAATTACATACCTTGTGAAAATGAATTAATTATATTTCCTAGCTATTTATGGCATCACCCTAATGTATCAATAACTGATGAGAAAAGGATATCTTTAAATCTTGAATTATTAACAAAACAGTCTACAAAAGACTTGTTTAATGAAATATAACTTCTTAATACTAGGTGGAGGCACAGCAGGATATATTACAGCTTTAATGGTAAAAGCTGCATACCCTGAAAAAAGTGTAGCCATTATAAAATCAGACAAAATTGGAATAATTGGAGTAGGAGAAGGTTCTACTAAAGAATTTACAAGTTTTATTAATTTTATCGGTGTTAAGCCCTACGATATTTTAAAACATACTGGAGCTACTTTTAAATCAGGAATATTTTTTAATGGTTGGTCAGATAAAGAATTTTTACATACTAGGTCAGTGTTTCATGATCAAAATTGGTTGAGAACAAAACCTTATTATCTTTTTCATATTGGTAATGACCTTTCTGATTCTTTTTCTCAATTACCTTTGAGTGATCAATGTTATTTTGAAAATAAATTTTACCCTAATTTTTTAGAAAGACCAAATCAATCTCCTGTAAACCAATATCATTTCGATACATTCAAACTAAATGATTATTTTTATAAATTAGCAAGAGAAAGAGATATACATGTTTTTGATGATCATATTGTAAAAATTAATGAGACAGAACAAATTAATTTTATTCAAGGTGAAAAAAAATATTTAGCAGATTTCTATTTTGATTGCACAGGTTTTAAAAGATTACTTAATAAATCTGATTGGAAAAGTTACTCACACAAACTTATATGCAATAAAGCAGTTGCTTTTCAAACTGAAAAGATGAATCAATATAATGCTTGGACGTTAGCAAAAAAATATAAAGGTGGCTGGAAATGGCGTATACCTACTCAAGATAGAACGGGTAATGGTGTTGTATATAATGATTTATTAATTGATGATGATATTAAACAATTAATTGATCAAGGTAAAAGAGAATTTAATTTTTACCCAGGCAGGTTAGAAAAAATTTGGAATAAGAATTGTTTATCAGTAGGCCTTTCTGCTATGTTTGTAGAACCTCTTGAAGCCACATCTATTGGAAGCACTATTAATCAAGTTTTTATGTTTTTAAATTTATATCATGATAACAATAATCAAGAAATATATAATTATTCTGTTAATAAAGTCTTTGATCAATTAGTTGAGTTTATACAGCTGCACTATTTAAACTCA